TGATGCGGAATGGTGCAAACATGTACTGAAACAGGCAGGATTTTAATGGATATTGACATTGATTTCGCTGATAGACAGCAGGCACTCAATCTGATTAAACATATACCTGCTGCTATTAACAGGAAGGGTGAATGGGTCAAGCACAACACTGGCGTCTTTGTGACAGCAATCCCCGCAGATCCCATCACTGGCATGAGCAGCTTAGATTATAAAGAAGCAGAAGATCTAGGCTACGTAAAATTAGATCTGCTTAATGTGCATGTGTATGAGCAAGTACAGGACGAGTCTCATCTCATTGATCTGATGGCGACAGAACCGAAATGGGAGATGCTGGACCACAGAGAGTTCGTGGAACAGATCATACACATTAACAATCACTTTGATACACTGAAGAAGATGCCCGAGCCAGTAGATACCATAGCTAGGATGGCCATGTTCCTTGCTGTGATACGTCCAGCAAAACGCCATCTGATAGGCAAGGTTTGGAAGGATGTTGCCTCAGACGTGTGGACTAAGCCTACTGATGGTAGCTACTATTTCAAAAAGGCGCATGCGATTTCTTACGCACATCTTGTAGCAGTGCATATGAACTTATTGTGCGGGGGGTCGGCGCATTAGCTGTACCATCTTGCGTTTGGTACGCTTTGATGCCAGATCCATCAGTTTGACTGTATGCCCAGCTATTACTACGACTTCTTTGGTTAGCAACGTCTTGACCACATAGCGGAACTGGCTCCAATCATCCTTGAGAAAGATGTTGATAGGTATCATGCGGTTTGACTCCCACCACCACTGCTCAGCAAGCACGATAAAATCCGCGCGATGCTGTTCAGTTTTCAAACTCTTGAAATCATAAATGGTAGTGACATCTATGTCTTGATTTTGTATGATACAGACATATTCTTGATCACCATACTTGAGCAAGGCGAAGAAAGGATATTTCTCCAGGAAGTCTTCTGCGTGTTTGTCCATCATTCCGTTCTTTTACCAGAGATACTTAGCCAAATGAAATCACCAGGTGAAAAACATTGACGTATACTCAGAGATAACATATAATAACAAAGATGAACTCAATACAGCAAGCCATATCCAACGTACTACCTCGGCACAAGCGAGCAGCTAAAGACTGGCTCAGCTTCAACGCCGTATGCTGCCATCACATCGGTGAGACAAAGGATGCTAAGAGCCGCGGCGGGATGCTGTTCACTCCCGAAGGTGGTGCGAGCTATCACTGTTTTAACTGCGGCTACAGCACTGGATGGCGCCCGGGACTACACTTTGGTTATAAGATGCGCACACTCATGGGCTGGATGGGCATGGATGAAGGACAGACGCAGAGGCTGGTCTTTGATGCTATGCGTGATCTCGATCAAACAGTCATCCAGCAAGAACAAGTAAGAAGCGAGATCAAGTTCAATCCACGTGAGCTACCGGCGGGAACCACGATCCGAGAATGGTTAAATGGTGGACTCGAAGACCAAGATCTAAATGATTGCAAGGCCTATATAGAATCACGTGGATTTGCGCTAGATGATTATCACTGGCATTGGAGCAACGAGGATGGATATCGCCGTCGTGTTATCATCCCGTTCACTTGGCGCGGACAGACAGTAGGTTATACTGCTCGCAGCATTGACACCAACAGCAAGATGAAATATATCAATTCGGTCGATAGTGACTTCGTGTTCAATATGGATGTCCAGCAGTGGGAAAAGAAGTTCGCGCTGGTAGTAGAAGGACCACTGGATGCTATAGCACTGGGTGGTGTAGCAGTGATGACTAACGAAGTAAATGATCGTAAGGCAGAGATCATCGATGGATTAGCCCGGGAGATCATAGTGATCCCTGACAGGGATAAGAGCGGTAAGAAGCTAGTTGATGCTGCACTAGAGTATGGATGGAGCGTGGCATTCCCTGAGTGGGAACCAGACATCAAAGACTGTGCCGACAGCATGAGAAAATATGGAAAACTCTACACATTAAGAACTATACTAGCCACTAAACAAGATAGTAAACTCAAGATACAGTTGATGAGGAAAACACATGGCATCTAAGGATTACAGCACAGATCTACAGAAACTGTTCTTGGAGATCATGTTGGCTGATGCGCAGTGTTTCGTGCGTGTGCAGAACATATTTGATCCAGCTAACTTTGATCGCAGCCTCAGGCCAGTGGCTAATCTCTTGCAAGACTACAGCAAGAAATACACTGCATTACCTAATACTGATCAGGTCAAAGCAGAAACTGGCACTGATTTACAGAAGATTGACGCCGTAGAAGACTCGATGACAGCTTGGTTCATGGATGAGTTTGAAAACTTTACTAGGCATGAGGCGCTCAAACGTGTGATCTTACAAAGCGCGGATCTGATCGAAAAGGGCGAATATGATCCCATCGAAAAGCTGATCAAGGATGCAGTGCAGATTAGCTTAACCAAAGATCTAGGCATGGATTTTTGGAACGATCCCTCGGCAATGATGTCGAGATATTTTGACAATGGTGGGCAAGTAAGCACTGGTTGGCCACAGCTAGACAAGATATTGTATGGTGGATTCAGCAGGGGTGAGCTTAACATCTTTGCAGGAGGATCTGGATCTGGCAAGAGCTTAGTGATGATGAATATCGCGCTAAATTGGATACAAACAGGACTGCATGGCGTATATGTGACACTAGAGCTTTCAGAAGAGCTAACTGGTCTCAGGACCATAGCTATGCTTACTAACTCCAGCACCAAGGACATACGCAAGGACAAAGATACAGCAGCACTCAAAGTCAAGATGGTAGGCAAGAAATCAGGCAGCTATCAGGTCAAATACATGCCTGCGCAGAGCAATATCAATGACATACGCAGCTTCATCAAAGAGTATCAGATCCAAACTGGTAACAAGATTGATTTCATGATGATCGATTATCTAGATTTGTTGATGCCAGTCAGTGCCAAAGTCAGCCCCAACGACTTGTTTGTTAAGGACAAGTATGTGTCAGAAGAATTGCGCAACTTAGCCAAGGAACTGAATGTTTTGATGATCACAGCATCGCAGCTAAACAGGAGCGCGGTCGAAGAAGTTGAGTTTGATCATAGCCATATCTCGGGCGGCATCTCAAAGATCAACACAGCAGACAATGTATTTGGTATCTTTACCAGCAGAGCTATGAAGGAGCGTGGGCGATATCAGATACAATGCATGAAGTCCCGTAGTTCAACAGGTGTAGGCATGAAGATCGATCTAGAGTACAACATCGATACTATGCGCATCACTGATCCAGGTGAGGAAGACGATTCCTAACTTAAAAACACCAAGTTAAATATAACATGGATGATTTATATTGCTCGATGATACACGGTGGATTGCAAATTATGCTTACTAATTCGAAAAAATTTAGGCATTGCTGTTTATCAAGCAACACATACGAAATTCCAGTTGATCTTTCTGCTGATTTGTTTAACAGTGAAGAATTACTTGCAGTTCGAAGATTGAATCAAACTAATCAATGGAATGCTGGTTGCGGTTCTTGTACCGAGATGGAAAAGACCCAACATCCTAGCTTTCGGCAAGATTCAAATAATTTTTATGGATGGCAAAAAACATTTCGAGGTCCTATCAGATTAGATATCACATTAGATAATGCGTGTAATTTAGCTTGTCAAACCTGTGCTCCGGACAGCAGTACTTTTTGGCAGCAGCATTTGAAAAAAACAGGTATCTCGGATCCCGATAAAAACAAACATGAGATGTATGATCATGATCAAATGGTTGTTCGATTTAACATGATAGATTTAAGTGAACTTAAGACATTAGTGTTCGGTGGCGGAGAAACCCTATTAGGTAATAGCTCTTTTCGTTTCTTAGAGTATATAAAGTCTCGACGTCCAGATGGTGATATAGAAGTTTGTTTCCAGACCAACGGAACTATACCTATACCAACTAGATACCTTGCTTTATTAGAAAGTTTCAAATTAGTAAAGATGCAGGTAAGTTTAGATGGTGTTGGCGCAAGATTTAATTACCTTAGGTGGCCAGGAAATTGGAATGCAACAGTTGCTAATCTGATGAAGATGAGAGATACTTGTCCAGTTAATGTAATGTTTTTAATAGAGCAAACTCTAAGCATATTTAATCTGTACTATAAACGAGAACTCGCAGATTGGAT